GAGTAATTATGGACAAAGTAAGAGAAGAAACCTGTGAGGACAAAGGACTGCGCCACAGACAGTTTTTGACACGGCTTCAATTGGAGTATCTGACTCACAAATTACGTTCCTCTATATACCGTAATGGAACGTATGCGTCAGTCGCAGCGGATATTGCTAAGAAGAAGCGGTTGAAGATTATTGAGTTGAGTGTGAAATTCAACGTCGACAGTATATTCACTCCTGGATATAATGTGGCGGAGTTCGTCGAAAAGAATTTCTGGGGAAAGAAAGGTCTTCCAGCGTTTCAGTACAAAGACGAAGAACAGAGGAGAGTTCAGGGAAATTATGACCGTTGGTACATTCTTTACAGGGATACCAAAGTCCTGTACAAAGGGACAATAATGGAGGTCGTAAGTAACAATCCTGCTAAGGAGGAAGTCAAAGTTCGAGGCTCGAAAGGTGATTTTCTCGTTAAATATAATGACATCACAATTATAAACAATTTTGATTGGTTGTAACATTCATTTTAATCATTTACAAGTATGAAATTGAAAATCGTAAACAAGAGCACAAATGCTCTGCCGGAGTACAAAACTCCAGACAGTTCGGGTATGGACTTGCGTGCCTATCTTCCCGAGGGTTCAATCACGTTGGCTCCGATGGAGCGTAAAATCATTCCTACTGGTTTGTACATGGAAATCGAACAGGGGTACGAGGGTCAGGTGAGACCTCGAAGCGGTTGCGCTGTTAAACAGGGTCTGACCGTAATCAATGCTCCGGGAACCATTGACGCTGACTATCGTGGGGAAGTAGGTGTTCCATTGATTAACCTGTCAACAGAACCACAGACAATCGAAAATGGCGACAGAGTTGCTCAGATTGTC